TCTTTATCGAATTCGTCAACGTATCTGCGTGGCATTTTAATTTCCACTACCCATACATTTTCTCTTTGTGTTTTTGCTTTACGTCTAACACTTCCGTCTGCATTTGCATGAACGGTGACATCATCAAATGTCTTAACTTTCATTGGACTTAATAGTGTATCTTTTTTAAACTTTACTAAACAGTCTCTAGCCATGAGTCTTCTAGCACCGTATGGATCAGGCATTTCGTTTTCTTTGTACATTAATTTAACTGTAGCAAAGTGCCTGTCTAAATGTGGTCCTTCTAAAACTTCACCTAACTCCCAATTCTTATACGCATACAGATCAACATCCTCTAGAACTTTTTCAAATTCTAGTAGCATATCTAATAATGTATTTGTGGCAGAAACTTTTTTGATTTGGTCGTTAAGTAACTGTACTGAAATTGTCATAACATAAACTCCTGTTACAACTATTTATCATTTCTTACGACTGCTGAGCAATTTTAACTAAGGCATAATCGGTCTCATAAAGAAACCTGATTTCTATAGACTTAGATCCAAACTTTTTAAACATATAACTATCTGGTTGTATGCCAAATTCGTAAAGCCATTCTCTAACTGCTTTTGATGTTTCTAATCCTAGCTTTTGTCTTTCAGCAAAGCCAACAAACATCTGACCGCCTGTCAACTTGTTCCAGGTTGTTTGTTGCGGCACTAGTTCAAACTCTTTAGGATACAAGCTCTATAACGATAATAATACAATTACTGCAAGGATTACTAAAAATGGACCTATGCCAGATACCGCCCATTCACCAATTCCTCCTAATCCTGAGATTAGTAAATATATTGATCCTATGCCTGCTATTGCTAAAATTATATTCATACATATATTATACCGGATTCTAGCTATTTGTCAACCGTTGTTTAACGTAGTTTTGTGCGTCCAGGAGTCTGACTATCGCCTTCCTGAATGCCTTTGATCATATGACAAGGATGGCATAATGTTTGTGTGTTTTCTTCTCGATTATCAGTTGGATCGCCGTTAATATGATCAACTTCTAAGAAACTATGCGGCTTTAGTGTAGTTATGCCTGCTTCTTTTAGCATCTTTTTTGTAGGCAGTTTAGTATTACATTTAAATCCTAAACGACTATCTATGTTTTCACAATAATCTTTGCGGAATCGGCGGTAAGGATGCTTGCTATTTAGGTATTCATTCTCATTATCAAACCCTGCATTTTTGGCAACAACTTGGGTAATGCGAGTAAGACCGTGGGCACCAGCAGTTATCCTTTGATGACACGGATTACAAATTCGTCGCCAACGAGTATGAGTGCGTACTTTGTTTTTAGTATAAAAATGTTCTACTGGAGCACAAGGGTTTTTACATCTTTTAGTAGAACAAGTCGGTGTTGGATCATTTACTTTTTTCCAACTTTTACTAAGTTTTATATGCATCTTTGCCTCTGTTTTGTTTGACTTAGCATATATTATAGCAAATCTAGAGGAAATGTCAACCGGTTTTTAAGGCAAAAAAAGAGGACCGTAGCCCTCTTTTCGTGTAGTTTGCTGTATAAATTTAGAATATAGGTCGTTGATATTCTAAGAAGAAGTTATCTTCATCAACATATCCTGAATTAGACTCTGCTTTAAATTCTACATATCCAATCGATAATGTACCACCAAGTAAGTCAAACCCTTTGCTTACAACAAAGTTAGATCCTGTACCTTCATATTCACCGTAACTAAGGCTTGCTACTTTAAATACGTCTGTGCTAATCTCATTATAGTCTAATGCGTCGTCCATTCCCTTAACATGCGTTAATGTAAATGCATCAAGGAATGTTACTGATACAACTGCTTCTTCTAGATCTAGTCTAGAGTCTCCTCTGTAACCATAATCGATATAAGAAATATCATAACTGATACCGCCCATAGAACCAGCATAGCCAACATATAGATCAACTTCAGCAGTTGCTTTATCGTCACCATAATCAACTTGTCCAGCCCAAGCACCTACATAAGCGCCTGACTCAAAGTTTAAATCTAATCCTAAAAATGCAGAAGGCCCATCGCTTTGATTGACACCTCTAAAAATGTAATCGCTTTTTAACCCTGCATATCCTGATACGTCAGCGGCTCTGGCAGTGGTTGCTGTTAAGGCAACTAATAAGACTACAACTCCTATAACTATGTTCTTCATTGTCAAATACTGTTTCATAAAAAATTCTCCTTGTTTATATCTCTACTTATATTTATACTGTAGGCGCCTATATTTAAGCATTTTACTGGAGACCAAAACATGATACTTTTAGATTTTGCACAGATGCTAAATAATATTACATGATTAACAACCATTCAAAAAGTTGTATACAACACAAACATAACCTCTATACGAGTAACGGTGCAATGCCCTACTCGTTTTTTTATGGGTTTTCAATCGGGAGAGTAATATGTCCAGAAGAGCAAGAAAGCAAAAGTGTAACAAATATAGAAACAAAGACCACAATAACAAAGGAGAACATTTGAGACTAATACAAGGCGGAGCACCGCTAGAAAGAATTAGAAATAAGAAAGTAACAATAACACCACGTAACTTCCATCAAGACGACCTCATAGGACTACTGGAAGACAAAAACATTAATATAGTTTTTGCAGTAGGACCAGCAGGCACAGGTAAAACCATAGTATCAACATTACAAGGCATTAAGTCGCTTAAAAACGGCGACTGCGATAAGTTTGTAGTAACGAGACCAGCAGTCTCAGTTGATGAACAACATGGATTCTTACCAGGAACACTACAAGAAAAAATGGCACCTTGGACCCGGCCAATATTTGATGTGTTCGAAGAATTTTATTCACCAGAACAGATAGACTACATGTTAAATGATAACAAAGTAGAGATAGCACCATTGGCATATATGAGAGGACGAACGTTTAAGAATTCTTATATTATTGCAGATGAAATGCAAAATGCTACAGATAGTCAAATGAAAATGTTACTAACAAGAATAGGAGATAACAGTAAGTTAGTTGTAACAGGCGATTTGGCTCAGCATGATCGAGGCTTTGAAAGTAATGGACTTAAACTGTTTATTGAACGTTTAATAGCATCTAAGTCTGACCGTATTAAATTAGTGCAATTTAGCAATGAGGATATTGAAAGACATCCTGTTGTTAGCGAAGTGCTAAAGCTATACGACTTTTAGCATTTGAACTTTTTTTAAATCGATGTAACTCTGGATATGGAGCTCTGGGGTTACATTACCTAAAGAATCTTCGCACATTTTTTCCCAAGGATCTTTGGGTAACCCTTTTTTCTTTACACCCTTAGAATACATTCGCTTGGCTACTAGTTGTGCTGTATCATAATCACATTCTTCGTGAGAGAAATTAAAGATGGTGGTTACATTGTCATCTAACACCCTCTCTTCTCTTACATTAATTCCAAACTTCTCAGGATACTTCACAAAGTCAGAGGCATGCTCTATTCTACCATAGCCAACGTTTCCTAATTGCAATGGGATTATTGATAAGTCTGCTAAATCATTGTCGTGTATGTAATTAATAGATTCTATAGCATATTCAATTGGTTCTTTTGGTAAGCCCATTATGTGTGTTGCATACCTATGCCAATGAGGATATGTTTCCTTTATGTAATGCATGTTATCAAAACCTTTTTCTCTTGTCATTTTTTTCTTAATGGCTTTACTTGCCTCAGGATGGAATGTTTCCGTACCCCAAAACTGATAATGCACTCCACCTTTGTCTAGCAATGTCATTTGTAGCTTCTTTGCTACTAATACATCAAATCTAATAAATGCTGTTATCTTTGGTTGGTAGTCAAGTTGCTCAACCGCTTCTACTAAGTAATGTAGCTTTGTATCATCTTCGTTAAGAGTATCGTCTGCACAATTAAAATGTGTTACTCCGTATTCTTCTTTTGCTGTTTTAAAGAAGTTAAATAATGCATCAGCACCAGCATCATGTGTTTTCTTAGCATTACGGAATTCAAAAGAACAAAAACTACAATTAAACTTACATCCTAATCTAGTTTCAAAAGTTACTACATCGGTCGGTTGTAAACAGTAGTCATCAAATAGTTTACTTACAATAGGCATCTCAACTAAGTCAGCTTCGTTTTTGGGTCTGTAAATTGATACACCATTGTACTGGTATGTTAAACAGTCGTTACTTATAGGTAAACCATCTATCCAATGCTCAAACAAGTGTATTGACCTACCCATAAACATTAAGTCTGGTACTAACTCTTCAAATAAAAACTCGTTATCAGGCCCGCCAATTATAAGTGTTATGTCATATTTTTGCTTTAATTCTTTTATTACTTTATAAGCAACTGTGCTACTGTTGAGCAAGTCAGTGTTAAAAAGTGTGCTACAAAGCACTAGAGGGCGTCTAACAGCGTGTTTAGTACACCATGCTACTATATGTTCTAGTAGTGTATCGTTATCCCAAAACTCAACATAGTTTATTACAGTACTAGGAATGTCTCTTTTTACAAACAGTTCATTTAGTGCAAACGGAGCCAACGGCCGTATAATAATACCAGTATTTGACGCACTATATGTTTGTGGTTTTTTTGTGTTAGTTAACTCTAGGATTAGAGCACTATCAAATATGTTTGACATAATCTACCTGATCTTGCGAATCTGGTAGTCGAATGGTTCTACTGTTTTAATCTCAAACGGTTTGCCAAATATATCTTTGCCTACGATCCAATTTGGTTTCTTTTTAGTAATTTTTTTGAGGATAAACGTTTTCTGTGTACGTCTAATAGTTTTGTTACCTCTGTCGGTAAACTCTGTTTCATTATGAAACCATACTATTAATTCATACTCGTCTATAAATATGGATATAATCCATTCCCACAGTCTTTTATACCAAGGCAGACGTTTTACGGCAACATGAATTTCTTCAACTTGCGGTGCGGATTTCTGCTTTTTCTTTGTTGGTACTTCAGCCACTGTGTTCTCCTATGTAGTAGTATTTATCTTGTTGACATCCAGTTGGACTTGTTCTTGATATACTTTTTAACAATTTTATTACGAATTTGGTTTGTTAGAGTATATTTTGTATTATAGCTTTGCCACTTCTCATCAGGTAGTAGTGCCTGTAGTCCAAATATTTCATGAGAAGTAAACTTTGACGTTAAGTTATCACCTAAGTAAATATCAACTTTAGCTGATAATTCTTCAGCACTAGCTGAGTTAGACCAGTCGTTCTCCCAAAGTTGAGAACTATACCCAAGGTCTCGATATTCTTGATCAGTACCAATAATTTCGTAGCCAAACTTTTTAGGGTCCTTGTCCATGTCACTTTCAACATCAGGATTTTCTAAATTGCTAAACAATCTCAATGTATTACAACCTGCTGATGTCAGCAGTTGTTCATCTATAATTATGTCGCAACTGTTTAATATACTCGGTTCATCATCCCCTGTTAATCCTATAATGAAATTGCCATATGTAAATGCTTCTGGATAATTATCTCTTACTAATCGTAGAGCTGATAACATTCTTTCAGGCTTGCCACCTTTGCGTATTAATTTTGTAACGCCTGGAGTCATACTTTCTATGCCAAAAAACATGCTGTTAATACGAGCTTTCTTTAATAGTTCAATTTGATGAGGTTGAGCACCTAGTACATCAACTCTAACAAATGCCATGTAGTTAGGTTCAAAGTCTAGTTGTTCGTTAACTCTAGCTAACAGCTCTAACTTTGTATCAACTTCATTAATAGTATCATCTGCTAATACAAAATTAGTAATGCCAAAGTCAGTGTATGCACTTTGTATACTTTTAAACAGTTGTTCTTCATCTATTAACACAGGGTTCTTGTTGTTTCTAAAGTCGTAACCACAGAAGCTACAATTAAATTTACAACCTAATGCTAGTTCAATAGTGTGCGTTTCTCTACTATCCCAAAAGTCTTCTTTTTTGAGTATAGGAGCAACAGGCGTTTCAAGTATCGTTCCATGTGGGTTCTTATATGTTGTTGGTCTAGCAGGACCTTTATCTGTATAAATAATAAATTCTGATATGTCCTCTCCTGTCATCCATTTAATAAATATATTACTGCTACGTCCAATGAATGCCATGTCTACCCAACTGTCTTCTCCTACTGGAACACGGTAGCCACCAAGTATTACTTTAAGTAGAGGTATTTCTTTTTTTAGTAAGTGTACTAATATTTTAAATTCGTCTGTGCTACTTCCATCAATAGAACCACTTAGTCCTATCCAAGGTTCTTGCTCATCTCCAAACCATGCTACAATTGAATCCTTAATTAAATCAATATCCCAATCACGCCAGTAGTCAATGTTGGTTGCTTCTATGCCGAGGTTGTTAGCAGTTTGTACAATGTGTAATGCACCAGAGGCTCTACTATTATTTTTTAACAGGCCGCCTCTGGTAGGTTTTGAACCTAGGTCAGATAAAAGTAAGAACTTCATTAAAGAGCATTCAGTTGCAGTTCGATTAATGTTGCACTAAGATTAATTTCTGGATCAGCACATGATACACTTTTAACAATACCATCTCTGATAATAACAATAGCTTGATCTTGTTGCAGTTCTGTTTCGCCCCATAGTTCTACGTTACGATACATAAACTTATAAACTTCTTCGTACTCTTCGGGTCTTGCTTGGGTAACAATTAGTTCTCTAGCCTTCTTATAGTCACTTGCTTTAAACATTGTAACTACGTCAAGCATCCAGTCACTAGCATTGCTATCACCTACTTGTGGCGCTTGTAAGACGCCCTCTACAACGTTTTGTTGAATAAGGTTAATACTCTTACGCAGGTCCGGATAACTTGCTTGTACATAAGTGTCTAATGTCTCTAAGTCAATACCAACACCTTCTTCAATACATATAGTTGCCAGTCTTGCTGTAAACTCTTGGATGTCTAACTTCTCAATGTGGAAGCCTTGACATCTACTATGCAATGCTGGAATAATTCTTTGTGGGTAGTTACATGTTAAAATAAATCTGCAACTAGTATGAAACGTTTCCATAACACCACGCAATGCCGCCTGTCCGTTAGGCGTAATATAATCTGCTTCATCTAACAACACATACTTTAAGTCTCCAAAAGGCATAGTGCTACTAAAGTTAGTAATTTTATTACGAATAGTATCTACATTGTTTTCGTTACTAGCATTAATCTCTAAGATGTCTAAACTATCAACATCTAGTTCTTTAAGCAACACCTTTGCAAGTGTAGTTTTACCTGTACCAGGTGCTCCACTAAATAGCAAATGTGGTAACGCACCTTCAGTAACCCAGCTAGTTACCTGTGCTTTTTGTTTGTTATCTCTAAATACATAAGTATCTATGCTAGATGGTCTGTATTTTTCTGTCCAAAGTTCTCTCATTTAATCACCAATTGTGCGTTATTTTTCCAAGGCTTTTTGCCTAGAGGCTCCATAGTCTTCTCATGCTATATTATACTACCTTTTTAAGTTGTTGTCAAGAGTATTTAGGCGAATCGGGGACCATGTACTTATATTTTTCGGGTATGTTTCCAATATTAATATAATCTTCGCCTAACCCAAAAAATGCTTGTATTGTAATTCTTTCATGTGTTACTTCTTCTACTCTGTGTAAAGCACCTTGAGTTGCTTCTGGATAGCAATCAAGTATTCCGCAGTTGTAGTTAGGTGCAATAGAATGTCCGTTCTCTTGGTTAGTGTCCTCGTCTTCATACCAAACAAAGTTACCTCCCCATTCTGGTTTCCATTCTTTGTTAAGAAACAATGTCATTGAACCCCATGCATTGTCAGTGTGTGGAGGAAACTTTCCACCAGGTAGAAAATTATTAATACGCATAGGCAGTTCGCCTACAGTTCTAATCATTTTTTTGTTCTTGTAAAATGGTAAGTTTTCGTTGTTATATAATTCTTCTATTATACGCAGTTGAAACTCTTTTGATAAATTAATAGTTGACGGAAGTACTGCTCTCCACTCCCCTACTAAAAATGCATCTACTAGTCCGTTACCATATACGTTCCTGCTCATGTCAAGTATATTGCCGTAATAAAAGTCGTGCAACTCGTTAATCAGTTCTAAACTAAGTATGTTTTCGTAGTATGTAAACTTTTTATCCACTAGTTAACCTCTCAATGATCTCTGAATTCTCTTTCTCCCAGATCCTCATTGTAGGCATCATTTCAAGAACGCCTGGAGTTTCTAAGTACCCAGTTACTAATGCTTTATTTGTTTGTTGTTTTGCTGTATTAGTGTAGTCACTGTTTTCAACGGGTATTGATCTACCAACTGTGTTGTCATTTGGAACAGTTCCGAGCTCTACAAAGCCAGGTCCAAAAAACATTTGTACAGCATATCTATCTGTATTACTTTTATTAATTTGTACACAATGGAATGGATTAAAAATTGGATATAAATCGTTTACAATAAACAATGATCCATTGTTTCTTTTAATAGGAACAATAATTTCATCACCGTCTAAGATATCATCATTATCATCATCTGTATCATACCAAACAAAGTTAGGAGCAGGATTATCTTCTGACCAATCCTCGTCGTCGTTGATACAAATGGTTAACACACCGTATGTTTTTTCACGATGCAAAGGTAACCAACTTCCAGGAACAAACCTCTGCATATACATATGATGATCTCTCATCATTTTATTACAGTGGTATGTAGGTAAGTCTATATTGTTATATAATTCTTCTAGAATTTCGTTATGTATGTCATCTGGGAAGTAACAAAAGAATCTGCCAAAGCCTCGGTGGGTCCATTTAATATCATCAGACATGTATGTTTGCTGTAATTTTACAAGCAAGCCTTCTGATAGATAGTTATTGTATGAACGGAACATTTAGCCTTCCAAGTGGTTTATTATATCTGCATGGTCTTTATTAAATTGTGTGCTTACATCAGACAGTCCTGGTGATCCAGGAACTTCTAATAGTCCTGACAGTAATGATTTTACTGTGTAATTTTTATTGGAGTCTGCGTAATTTTCAAAGTTGTTTTCAGTGTTTCTATATGCTGGTCCAGACCCACCTGGTCCATAAAATATCTGTAAGCAATATCTATGTACAGATGATTTGTTGAATTCTACTTTATGATATGCAGTGAATTCAGGAGTTTTATGTTCCGGTGTTATTGAATATGTACCCGTGTTACAATGTATAGGGAAGGCATGCGTATGGTTGTCGAGATCTTCTAAATCGTTTGTATCATAATATACAAACTTTGGTTGTGGTTGTCCTACCCAGTCACTATCAGGATTTATGTATATAGTTATAACACCATAACACTTTTCTCTATGCACAGGTAACCAGCTCTCAGGTATAAACCTCTGCATGTACATGTGCTGGTTTCTCATTAACCATTTATCTTTGAATAAAGGATTGCCCGGGTCTGCTCCATATAAATCATCGAGGACAAGGTTATGTTCTTCTTCAGTTAAGTAAGAAAAAAAGCGTCCAAATCCTCTGTGTTGCCAGTGAATATCGTCACGCATATAGTTTTTCTGAAGCATCTTCAAACTTTCTTCGGTGAGAAAGTTTGAATATTGATCAAACAGCATTACATTGCCTCCATGTGTAAAGTTTATTTATGATTTTTCCCTACGTTTATTATTACTTTTAACAGCAGATTCTAGTATTGTAAGTGGATTCTTTTTTGCTGTTAACTTAGCATAGTATAATAATGCATTAGTGTCTTTAGGAAAACATGTACCTCCAAAACCAAATTTACCATCTGGTCCAGGCACTTGCATATGACTATCACCCATCCTATGATCACGTTGTAACATATCTGTAAATTGTTCCCAAGAGCTGTTAGAACCACTTTCTGAAAATAGCTCATGTAGTTCATTAAAAAACGCAACCTTTGTTGCTAACCAACTGTTCACAGTATACTTCAACATACTTGCTGTGACCATATCGGTTTTAAATGTTGGAACAACTTTTACTGAACTGTGTCTAACGTAAGCCTTTTCTACTACTTCACAGTCTCTCCATTTGCCACCTAGTATTTGCATATCAGGATTTATAAAGTCGTAATCTGCATTAGATTCCCTAAGGAACTCTGGATTGTAAACTATTTTTAATTTAAAGTCTTTCTTAAACTTAGTAAGATAGTAAGGAGTTATTGTACTTTTAACTACAACAATACCTTTATACTCTAACGCTTCTAATTTAGCAAGTGTTTCTCTTACAATAGAAGTATCAACATCCTGATGCGATTCTTCTTGTGGGGTAGGTACACATAAAAATGTAATGCTTGGTTCAGCATTAACTAGCTCTTCTAATAGCATACCATCTTTATGCTTGGGATCTACAATAAAACGCTTAACGTTTATATTAAAACCTTTCTCAACAGATCCGCCAACAAAGCCGCATCCAATAATCCCAAGTTTAAGTACGCTCATTATAGTAGTTTTGCTACCACCATCACAGCGTCAAATACTCGACCAACCATTACTGCATCAGCTTCAACACCGATCTTTTTAGAAATATTTTCTGACTTTATTAAAGAATTTACCATTTTGTGGTACTCTTCTTCTGAAATATCTCCTTCTGCTAAGTAACCTTTATACTCGTTAACTTCTGCAATTAACTCGTCTTCTAAATTTTTATATTCACTCATTTCTTTCTATCTCCGAATGTATCCATTGCTTCGCCGATGACCCCATCGATTTTTTGTCTTTCAATCCTACAGTAAACTACACTTGGATCAACAGTTTCTAGTACGTCTATAGTTAACTCATGTATGCCTGTATAAATGTCTGTAATGTTTTCTTTAAGTGTGCCATCGCTATAGTGCATGAGTACACCACTCCAGTACTTCATTGTTTCAAGTTCTGCAACGTCACAAGAATTACTCATTTTACTAACATAAGACATCTCTGCAAGTTTCATATATTCACTATTGTCAAAGTTCTCTGGCAAATAGTCTTTAAGTGTTCCACAACCAGTAGCTAATAAGCCTACTACGATTGCAAGTGTTATTCCTACATGTTTTATTTTCATTTTCTCTCCTTAGTATCAATTATTGACGGAGCCGGCTCCTTTGGAGTTGTTGCGAAAGGTTCGTGGTATGTAATTTTTCCGCCTTTTGCTAAGTACTCATCCATTAGCCTTTGTGCTTCTGCTTGTTCACGTTTAATTGTGCCGTCTGCTTTATTCATTGTTATATCCTTATGGGACGTAGTTAATTGAGGCTTGTTTACCTTCAAGTACTTCTTGAACTCTTTCTTGTTTCTTCTCATCAAGCCATTCTGGTTCACCATGATATTCAGGTGAGTTTTTTAAAATCTTTTCTAATTCGAACTGTACTTCGTATAACTTTTTTTTGCAACCCCAACCGTTAAATCCGTCTATGCGTGGATCCTTCATTACATGGTACCACTGTTGCAGTTGTTCTTTAATTTTTGTAACGCCTGTGCGTTCCATATATGGCATGTTATTTTTTCTCTTGGTTTATCTGTAAGCCTTGACTTGCAAATACAAAGAACGCTGATGGCAATAAAAACCAATATGATTGTCCAGCAAACATAACGCCTGCTAGTAATAAAAGACCTGCTAAGCCAAATGTATTAGTGAATGTTGTTGTTCTTTCATATGGTAATTTCATCTATCTTCCTGTTATCGGATCTCGGTACACACCATCGAATGCGGTGTCTTTGTTAAATTGAAAGGTGTTTGCTGGAGCATCATCAGATACAAGCATACAACCTTTTGGATCAATTCTCCAAACCTTGCCTTTGCCTTCTGGCAATCTATTATCACTAAGTTCCAATGACTCGGACCATCTACCGTATTCTACATAAATCCATTGCCCTTCGCTAACTAAATATCGAGTGTCTTCACCTACGTCTAATACTTGGAACCAACGAGGCGTTATACCTTCGTTTTTGCCAGCAGTAGATTTTATAACAATGCCTGAATCAGTTATATGATCATTGAAGTCGCCGTTGTATGCTAATATTACATCTTTGATTGCTCTAAGTGTTGCCATTTTTTACCTTATTTAATAGTATCTGTGTTTCTAACATCGCCGCTAGTTCTGTACCTTCCATACCTTCGAGAACATCCAGCAATGCTGTTAATTTTTCAATTTTTTCTTCGTTTAATGTTTGTCCGCCAAGTTTGATATTACTGGGAGTGTCATCTAACCAAATAGAGTCACCTGCCATTGGGCTATAACCAGAATTAACTGTAATAGTACTATCACCAATAGAGCTGGTATTAATAGTGCCATTGGTACTATATGAGTCTGTATAAATTGAATTATTATCAGTAAGAGTTATTGTTGATCCACTTACTGTCCCTGGGGACATCGTGGTTATGTTAGTCGTCGTTCCCTGTGTCATCTGTGTCATCCTCTGTGTAGTATGGTACCATTTCGATATCGCCGTTTTCTTGTTCTACTTCTTTCCAGCCTAACGGTGCTACTTCTGTTGGTTCATCGAATTCTTCAGGTTCAGTTATTGGTTCTAGATCTGCTTGACTAATCTCTGATGGACTAGGTTTAGCTATTGCTTCTAGTTTGTCTTCAAGTATTTCTTGAGCTGTTTCAACAACTGATGGTTCTTTTTTCTCTGCTTTTCTAACATTTTCTTTTTGCGTTTTAGCAGTCTTAGGTTCAATAGGATTATCAACGTCCGGTTGTAATGCAGGCATTCCGCCTTTAATACTTACTTGAGATGTGCTACTGCTTGGATTATCTTGATAATATGCTCTGGCTCTTTCTGCATTAGTTTGAATAATGTCTCCACCAGGCCCAAGTGTATCGCCTGCGGCATTCACTTTTAAATTCCCTACTGCTGGACTGGCGCCGTTGGCCGCAATTAAGGCTTCCATGTCTATCGACTGTCCCCTATTGCTTTTTCTTATTACCATTTTAACCTCATTTTAAAAATTCTGTTATATCTAAATTGTATTTAAGTGAGTCCACTTTATGTACACCAATCAAGTACAATATATAACTTGCGACACTACTGCCTCTTCCAACACCCCAAACTAGACTGTTTTTACGCATGGTATCAATTATATATATCAACATTTGTACTACAGGAAATAAGTTCCTGGCTTCAAATAAAGCTAACTCCATTTCTACCCTTGAATCAGACTCTGACGTATTGTCTCCATCACAGTCCGGCTCTGTTGGCGCCAACTTTCTAACATATTCAGCAACATCAAGTTCTTTATAATGTTGTGGTATGTTAAACTCTTTACTCCAGTTCCCTTTGCTTACTATCTTCTCTAAATCCAAATCAACCGATGCATCATTATATTCTTTAACAATGCTATCTTCAAACGGAATATTTGCTAAGGACTTATTCCTGTATAGTAGCTCAATACCTGTAGAAACTGTGTTTTGTAATTCCATATGCTATTATACTATATATTTATGTTGATGTCAATCGTTATTACACTAACCTTGGCTTCCAACTATTTTGTTTTTTAACTTTTGCATCCTTAAACTCTGTTAAGTCTACAATTTCTCCTGACAATTTTTCAGGGTTTTCGTTAAACACATCTTCATATAGATCATCAATCATTGTTAATGCTTCTTGATTTGCTTTATCAACACCTTCTTCTTCCTTAACTATTGCCCAAGCATCTTTTTCAGCCTGATCCTCACAAATCCTATCAAATGTGCTAATGTCTGGTCTAAACCACCAACTGTTTTCCCAACAACTAAGGTCAGTTAACCATTCATCGGTGTTAGGCAAATCAATCCATGTACTCTCATCAAAGTTATCTATAACATAAGTGTATGTTACATCCTCTGTAGTTTCATTTAACGTTACTTTATTAACAGCTGAGCCTTCATTTATTATGTGATTAAATTTACAATGCAAAGCCGCAATAAAAGTTGTTTCTGTTAAGTCTGGTAAAATAATAAAGTTATTACTATACTTTTCTAGCATTTTTGTATCAGTATTATCAGCAGTTGCTAAAATAGAGTTATCTAAGATTTGTTCAATCAACATGTTTATTTTAGAGAAACTTTTATTTTGTGCTTTTTGTCCTTCTAGTAAAGGGTTTTTAGCTCCTGGATTAATTAATGTGTTTAAAGTATATGTAATCTTATAATCTTGAGGTTGGATAACTCCCATTTCGTGATCTAAAACCATTACTCTCATAGGGAGAGTTTTATGTAATGTTACTCTTCTCATCTCTGTGGTTTCCTTGGTGTATTTTTAGTGTACACTTCGATGTATGCATTTACAATCTCATCTTTAGTGTAGTCTGGTGTATACTCTTCGGACGATATATCACCGATGTTCATAACTTGATCTTCTTTCTTAATCTTTATTGCATACTGCTTGTCAGTGTATGCCGATTGAGCCATGTCTATCATATTCATTAGTTGCTGGAATACAGGACTGGTTTGACTTGTTTTAAATAATCGTTTGTTTAACTTTTCCATTTCTAAAACAAGTTTAGCTTCTGGTAGCCCGTGAACATAATCGTAATAATCAAACATTTTTTACTCCACTGTGGTTTTGTGTGTATTCTCGCAGACCACTTATTAGTGCAAATCCTTTATCTTCTTCTGTCGCAAACCTAACTTCTCCTTGTCTAACCTGGAACTCCCAAAACTCTTTCATTCCGAGATTCTTAAGTAATGATGATACCGCACTTTCTTTACGTTTTAGTATTAGAGATCTAGTGCCTCGCCATTCCATCCAGGAATCAAAGAAGTACGTTGTCCTTTCAGTTCTTGTTGGTGTAAGTGTACCAAATGCTTTTAACATATTTGTATCATTGTACATGCGTTGATATGTCTTACTTCTACGAACTTGCATAATAAGTATCTAATGTTTGCTCTTGGATATTTAAGTATTGCTTTCGTTGTCTAAATATAATGTCTAAACCTGGTGCCGCATTTGGAATCATATTTTCTATAGTGTAACTGTCTTCGTTGCCAGATGCATTACAGTTGTAACCTACAATCTTGTGATTCATCTCACCAAAGTTAAGTTCTGGTGTAACAAGTTTCTTTAACTTAACACCTTTAGCAACAAAGTTTGCTGTGGTACTAAACACATCGTCTGTATCACATATGATTGTTGGTATCTTATTATCGTATGATTTAGTATCTAGCATTAAACTAAATCTATTGTTAGAACTCATGAAGGTGTAATATCTGTCACCTGTTCTAGTAAACTTAAAGCCTATCTCTTGATAAAAGTCTCGCATTCTAGGGTTAGCATTGTTATATATAACACCACTAACGTAGTTTAGACCGTTACTGCTAACGTTTGTTGGCTTCTTTGTAACTTGTTCTAATGACTTGTTTAAATTTTTAAACTCTTCTTCTGGCATTAATAATGTTCTAAAGCCTGCACAATTATCAACAACGTACATGCCAGTGTCATCGGGATCTAGTTCTGCACCTATGTTAGTTATAACATCTTTTGATACATTAAAGCCAATGCCTGTGATACCTAATGCATCAGTGTCTACTTCTTTTAGTAGCAATATGCATAAGTTTTGAGTCCAAACAGTAACAGCACCAGAAGAGTTCCTTGTGCGTTTAATGAAACCTAATGTGTTTAACCGTTGTTCAACATCAACGGTTGTTGTTATTGTAGGGTTATATGAATACTCTAAAAAACTATAATCTACTTGCATTATATATTAAAGGTCACCGACTCACCACAGCCACAAGTACTAGATGCTAGAGGTGATGATATCTCTATCATATTGCCAGCAATACTAATTTTCTTATCTACTGTACTTCCTATTAGATATGGCTTACTTAGATTATCTAAGTAAAAATCCCAGCCTTCAAATGAGAGTGTAAACTCATCTAATCTGACTTGAGAGTTTGTTTCAACCATTTCCCAATCATAGGAAAATCCGGCGCAACCTCCTCCTGTTAATTTTAATCTAATCCCGTGGGCATCAGAGTCTTCAACAACCTGCTTGAAGTGATTCTGTGCATTGGGCGTTATCGTTATTAGCTCTTTTGTTGGATCGAATGTTTGCATACTACTATTTAACCGATTTGCATCTTAAATTAACAACATAGCGACTGCCTTTGGTAACTCTAGACACAGAATGCTTGTAATCGTATGTATAATACGCCATATCGCCCGAATTAAGCTCTTGTAACTCGCTATCTACTATCATATCTCCACCTTCATAGTCATCTGGGCTATTTAATTGTATAATCACACTCAAATCTGAGTGAGTATGTTCGTGCATATCTAAGTGTGGCGGGATATGGCAGTTAGTGCTATACTTTAATACTCTTGCTTCAATTAGTTCTGCTTTAGGTAAGTGTTGCTTTACTTCTTGCCAAACTAACTCAAATTCTTTGTTAGTAAATTTAGTTACTAAAAAGTGTCCTACGAAACTAGGCCAATGTCTATCAATATATTTCCCATTAATTAATACTGTATTACCTAATGATTTATATGCATAGAAAACTTTGTTTATAGTATCAGGAGTTAACACATCGCGGCTAACTTCAAACATTATCTTTTTGACACAATCTCGTCTGCTAGTCCCCAATCAATGGCTTCCTGTGCAGATAAGAATTTGTCCCTATCCATGCCTTTCTCAAAGTCATCGTATGTTTTGCCTTTACTGTTATGCTGTACATAAATGTCAGTTAAGTCTTTTTTCATACGTTCAATTTCTGCGTATTGAATTGCTATATCTGATGCCATACCTTGAGCGCCACCGCTTGGTTGGTGAATCATTGTTCTGGACTTAGGTAGTAAATATCTTTTGCCTGGTGCTCCTGCTTGGGCTAGTAAACTTCCCATGCTGGCCGCTTGCCCCATTACAATTGTACTTACTTCTGGTCTAATGTATTGCATTGTGTCATATATTGCCATGCCGGCAGTAACAACACCTCCAGGTGAGTTAATATAGAAACTGATATCAGCATCTTGGTCTTCCGCTTCTAAAAATAAGAATTGAGCACAAATACTGTTAGATACGGCATCGTCTACTTGACCATTTAAAAAGACAATTCTCTCTTTTAACAGCCTACTATAAATATCGTAACTTCTTTCGCCTTGGGCAGTTTTTTCTATTACATATGGTACAAAGTTCATTTACATCTCCGTTTGTTTTGTTTTCATAATTATACAGCCTAACATAGGAATTGTCAAGTGTTAACAATCCTTTTTATATGATTAATCATTGCTTGTAAGCCTTTCTTCTTTGCTAGTGTTAAATTAGTTGCTAAGAAGTTAAAATCACTAAACGTAACATTGTTAACCTGCTCGGATGTTAATCCATTTAATGCAGTTGTTAGTATAGAGCCAACGCCTTTAGTCATAGTAGTATCACTATAAAAATTAAATAACCAATGGTCACTAGACAACTTACCATTTATCCAAACATTAGATGTACACCCTCTAACGTAATTATCTGTTACGCATAGCTCTGCTGTATCATTATGTTTAGCACTAACACCTGTCTGCATAAGCCATACATTAAACTGATCAGGCGTATTAAAATCGTTTACGGTATTACTTACTTTGTTTAATGTATCTAACATAAACATATTTATAGTAACAGTCAAGAAAAAGGCCCACTTAGTGAGCCTTCTTGCATAACTAGTTTAAGTAAATCTTCACCAAGTCAATATTGGCGCCATAGCAATGTACATAAAAACAATCATGCCAATCAAACTTCCAAACGTTGCAATATCATTGCAAGTCTGTCCATCTGGACAATATTTGTTATGGAGCCTTTTAAGGTTTCCAACAGTACGTTGAACTAAAGATTTACCGTCACTTATAATTGTGATGGTTGACATTTCATTCTCCGAATCTAAATTTTTATTAGCATCCGTATTCACAGATCTTCTCAGACTCTGCTCAGTTAAAAGTTTTGAAAACTTTTATTCGATTTCAAATTGTGCTGTACTCTTGCAATAGAGTCTACAACGGATACACACCGCGGCAACACTTGACAACCGACAAAACTGTTGTGGAAGAAGGAGTGCTTTTCTAACTTCCAATGCTATTTATACAAATCTTTAAAAGATGTGTTAATATAACGAATTTTTAGTCAAAAATAAACACGCCGAAGCGTGTTTATTTACTCGAGTAAATAAATTTACTTTTGTTGTACTTTCGTACCTTTTTTAAGATCAGCAATCATGCTGTCTTTGTTCTTACGCTTGTCAAGTTCAACACCAAATTCTCTACCAAGCTCTTCAAGTTTGGTTTTGGTTAGTGCTTTTAACTTTGCTGGCGTAGGGAGTTTTTGAGTATCGGCTTTAATCCCTTTGGAAACGTTTTTTGATGCTTCTTTTAAATCAGCAACGTCAACTTTTCCATCGTCATTAATGTCGAGGTCGTTTTGGTCTTTGTTATAATACCAAAATACTCCACCAGCAACGGCAAGAACTATCAGAATAATAATTTCAATTCCCATGGTTATCTCCTTAGATAGTTATCTAGTTTGCTCAACTCAGCATATCGGCCTGAGTCGAAAGGATGATCAAGATTGAACGGATTTGTACGTTTGTAAGTAGTACTCCTCACTCGGTCAGCGACCGCTTGTACAATCGCTCTATCTTCATCGGTTAATTTGTCCAACTCTACACCGCCTCTCAAAAGAGAAAACAATGCAATGTCGAACTCTAAGTAACTAAAACCAAATTGGTCCTCGTCACCTTTTGCAATTCCCAATCCGTCTGTTGGTACTGCCTCCACAATAGAGTGTGGAACTCTGAGATGTTCTGCCAATGCAGGAACTTCCCAACTTTTTGTCAATGCTTGGATCGGTGAGACGTCACCTACATCACCATGCAATGTCCAAAATCCTGTAGCAAGTTCACTGAAGTTATCAGTACTTGCAACTAAACCATTTTGACTACTAGCAATATCATATAAAGTTATCATTCGTAGCCTTGCTCTAATATTACCTTGTCTAACTAAATTTTCTGACAGTCCTCTATGGGTTGTATCAACAAACCCTTGATGTCTTTGCATGTGTATTATTGTGTTATCAAATAATGGTGTTAGATCTCTTTCGATACTAACATTTAACATCTTACTAAACTCTCTAGCTCTAGCTAACTCATCTTCGTCTTGATGGATTGGTAACATAACACCAATTACATTCCATCCTGCTTCTTTAAATAATAATGCCGTAACAGCACTATCTAGTCCACCACTGATACCTATTACTACATTTGAAATATTGTGTTGTGTTTTGTAGTCAATTAAATCAGTTACTAGTTTTGTTTGCAGTGATTGAATTTCACTGTGAAAAACTCCAAATGATATTAGTTTGTTCAGTTGGTCTTCGAACCAAGGGCTTAATGCTGGATTACGATTGTATCTTAATATGTCTGGTTGAATTATCATATCGTAATAGTATTTATTAATTAAACCTTGCTTTATCTAGGTTTTTGGCCAAGTCTTCAGCAAATAATTTATGAGCCTCTGCATCTGGATGATAGAAACCACAACGGTCTCTGTCGTATTGAAAGTATGTTAAGTGGTGCATTTCGTTAACCATATATAGTTTGGCTCTGTTATATGTATCAACACAAAAGTCGTTATACACCCACTCCTGCTTAGTCTCACAATGGCTCTTGTATGCCTCGGTAGCTGGTCTATCACTGCCGTCTACTTTGATATAGTCTTGATTAAAGTGAGGTACTAGATGTAACTTGTAATTGTTCAGTTCGGCAAAATTCATTATGCCACTGAGTGCTGAATAAAAACTGGCAACCAAGGTATTGTCTGTGAGAAACTCTGAAAGCAATATAGTTTTTTCTTGCCCCATACGTTTAAGTAAGTGTTCCATTTCAGGATCAGATGAGCTCTTGCCGTCTGCATTTTCAAATTCAAAATTATATCTGCCCTCGTTACTGTCTAATGAGTATGTTCTTGTAGGTCTACACATACCAACAAACAGCGTATCATTCTCAGGAGTTATTTCGCCATTGCTATGTAAGTTTTCTAATTGCAGTAAAATATAATCCATTGAACTTGCTGTTTGGCAATACTTTTCAATTTCTACATTGTGTAGTTCGCTTAACACATGGGGATAACTAGAAAGAACATCTCGCTGAATAAATTCCCACGGACTTTGCTTGGCTTCTACAGCCATATGCATGTGCCACATAACTATTGCTGTCTTAAAATTGTATTGATCAATTAGTCCTTCTTTCATGATGTTGACCATGCCGAAGTCACTATCGAGAACTAGGTGGTCCTCAATTTCTAACCCAGCAGTATGAGAGTCACCAAAAAATACATACCTTTCCATTTTACTCCCCAACAGTCTGCGACTCAAAAATTGTATTGTATTGCTTTCCGTTATTCACTTGTATAAAAGTTGTACGTTTACTTAGTTCTTTTAAGCTCTTTGCGCCAACATAAGTACAAGTAGAACGCAAACCGCCAAGTATGTCGCTAATTCCGGAATCAACATTGCCTTTGAAAGGAATTTGTACAACTCGTCCTTCACTTGTTCTATAATCTTTACCATTATTACTCTCCTGTGCATTATTTGAGCTCATGCCATGAAACTCTATATACTGAACTTGTTTATGTTTGGTGTGTTTGGCACTTAAATGATCACCAATTTCATAAATTATTTCGTTAGTATTATAATATTTATTAAAAATCTCGCCACCACCTTCAGTATAGCCTGCTAACATTCCACCAAGCATAACAAAGTCTGCTCCGGCACCAAATGCCTTTGCTACATCTCCAGGACTAGTACAGCCGCCATCAGCAATAATGTGTCCCCCAAGACCATGAGCGGCATCGGCGCATTCAATAACAGCCGATAGTTGCGGATACCCAACACCTGTCTTAATACGAGTAGTGCAAACACTACCAGGACCAATCCCCACTTTAACAATATCTGCTCCACGTAAAATTAACTCCTCAGTAACATCTGGTGTTACTACATTACCTGCAATGATTGTAATTCTAGGATATTCATTCCTCATTTGTTCTACAAAGTTTAAAAATCCTTCTGAGTAACCGTTTGCTACATCTATGCAAACATAATTTATTGACTTGTTTAATTTTAGTACTGCGTCTATACGTTCTTTATCTATTGCTGTAACGCCTGTACTAACTGCCATGCATTTAACTAAGTCGTCTTTGTAATTACTATTGTTCAACCAATCCCATAAGTTTGCTGGTTGATCTTCTTTAACTAAGCAAGTAAACATATCTTGTTTTGCTAATGCTAATGCCATGTCATGTGTTCCTACACCGTGCATATTAGATGCCATAATAGGAATTCCTGAATACTGCTTACCGCTGTGCTTAAACGTGTAATCCCTTACAAGACTTACATCACCTCTGCTAACCATTGTACTTCTCTTAGGGCGAAATAAAACGTCGCTGTAGTCTAACTTAATGTCTCGTTCAATTCTCACCTGATAGTTTCCTTTGTATTAATTCACTTGATGTTATTGTTATTGAGTTTTTTGTGTATACTGTTGTTAACCAAACCCACTTATATGATGATTCTCTTATCGATGTATCAAATGGATTCTTGGGTCCTGACCTAACTTTTATAGGTTTCCAAGCAAACGATTTTTGCCATTGCCAATGCTCTGGCTTCAGGTACTCTTGGTAACGAAACATTAGTTTTAAGATTCTTCTAGTTCTTCTTCGTAGCCGTACCAAAAGTCGTTCTCTTTAAGATACTCTTCAGTGTATTTTTCATCTGAGTCATGCCATTTCATATTCATGTAGCCTACACCTGCATAGTAACCTTTACCAGTGGTATCACAATTATCGTAATCCTTGTCGACTAGTTCTTTATCATACCACATGTCTTCAACTATTTCAGCTACCTGGGTTTCAATAGAACTAAATGCTACTTTCTTGGGATCAAAATCTCCGCCGTCTGTTTCAACAAACCATGAACCAAACCCGCCTTTCTCTCCACTATGAAATTGCATTGCTGGTTTATAATTGGTCATGTCTTTTGGCTTCTCATCATCCATGTATGCTTCTCTGCCATACAAGTGGTAAGCATCAAAATCAACTACATTTTCATAAGCATAGTCATCGCTTTCGTCTACTAGAACTTCTTCGTAGGTCCACTGCCCGTCAGCGTATGCTCCATTCACATGTTCGATGTCTGTGGTCTCTGTCCAAGATTCAAAATCTTCGTAGGGTACTGGTATACCTTCTGGATTTACTAAGGCGTCTTCAGGTTCATCTTCACGTCCCCAGTTATCAAAATCAGTAACAACATCTATTAGCTCATCTTCGGGCTTACCTACAAAATGGTCCACAAAGCCTTCTCTGACTGTGCCAATGGTTACTTCACCACCTCTGTTTCCTGCCTCTATTCTAAATCTTCTTTTTGCCATAATATACTCCTAATCTGCAAATGCTCTTTCTAATAAAAAGTCGCCGCTTTCGCCGACGTTACCTTCTTCCCATCCTAACCCTTTAAACAATGTGCGGCTAGTCTTGTTTAATTCCGGACTGCCGCACACCATAACTGTGTCCCTACTCTTTGTAAAACCACTCGGTAAGTAGTCCTCAATGTAGTTCCAGAACCTTCCAGGTCTTATGTAAGGTTCGCGAGTCACAGTATTAATATACACTAAGTTGGGGAATATGTCAACCATTTCCTCAATTAACTCTAGGTATGCTAATTCATTAATATTTCTTACAGTATGAAATAAGTAAACATTTTCAAATTTATCGTACGTTTCGTGATCGTTTATAATACTTATAAACGGAGCAATGCCTGTTCCAGTGCCTAACATAACAAGGTTTTGCTTAGGTTTTAAATAGTCTATAACTAAACTGCCAACAGTCTTAGGCTTGATATTCATTTCGTCGCCTACTTGTACATGCTGTAGTAATTCTGTTAAAGGTCCGTTTGGCACCTTAATACTTAGGAATTCAATATGGTCATCATAATTTGTACTTACCATACTGTATGCTCTAAATAGTTGTTTACCTTCGTATTTGTCTGCAGGTAATCCAATCATAGCAAACTCGCCGTTTTTAAATCTGAATGTTTTGGGTCTGCTTGTTTTAAAGCTAAATAGTCTGTCACTATAGTGCTTTACTTCTGTTACGGAAACTGTGTGCATTATTCTCTTATCGGTTGAGGTTCCCACGGATAAACTAACCAAACATCTTGTTCTGCTTTGTTTACTTCATGGCATGAATATCTAACTTGTCCAAACTCACTTGATAAGTTTTCTGTGAGCGTAGCAAAACGGACGGTGTTGTCCCAAATCTGTTCCCACTTAATATCATCAGGTAAGCAACTTGCTTGCCAATCTTGTTGCAACCAGTTAAATGTTGAACCTGTGTCATTGATATCATCAATAACTAATATTTTCTCACCGTTAAATGCATCTTCACTCATCCAGCAATTATGTTCTGGAGACATGTTGTCATCACGGAGACTAATTTTTAATGCTTCACAGCGAATGCCTGTGTGGTTGGAAATAATTGTTGCAGGGATATTACCACCTCTAGTAAGTCCTACTATGTAATCAGGACGCCAGTTGTCAGCATACATTTGATTAACAATGCTTTGACACATACGCTCTGTGTCTTCCCAACTGTAAAAATGTTTCTTTATAGAATCCAACTCTTCACCTCATCATTGATAATATCAATTTGAGGGGAATCTGCATCAAGGTGCAAACCAACCCAAGAATCACGTTCTAAATAATACATCCAGGCTTTGCCTTGTGTTGTATTAGTTATTACTCTTTTATAAAAATCTGGGTATCCTTCAATGCGATCTAACTCATCCATTGTGTCGTTATTTACTTCCCAAACTTCACCTTGAATTTTATAAGTACCCTTTAACACTACTGCTGGAAACTGCCCAACATCAATCATATCATAGTCAGGATAAGTTGTAGTTGCTTTGCCTACAATCTGTGATCCGGTCCCACTTGATAGTCCTCTTATAGGTCCACCTGTTTTAAGTGATCCATATACAAATACAAAGTTATTCTTCATTTATTTGTTCCTCTAATGCTTTAATGCGTTGATTCATCATAGTTAACATTCGACTGCCATCAGCATCCATGGGAATTGCTCTACTTTTAATAGCCATGCTTTCGAGTTCGTCTACCCTAGAGTTTAACGACGCAATAACATCGTCTTTCTCTTTAAGAACAGAAAATAATTCTGCTTTAGTCATTTGTGTAGTGCTTTTCTTCATACTACTACTTATTATATTATCCTTGTTGTTAGGAGATATACTGATATAAAAATTACTACTTGCAGGCAAATAGCCGCGTTAGTCAAACTTTGCATTATGCACCTATCAAGTTATAGTCGATGAGTTCATTAACTCTGTCGTAGTAATAGTCTTCATCGGTATTAATACAGTTGGCTATCTTCTGGTGTATAAGTGTTTCTACTTCCTGCTCAGTAAACTCGCCATTCAGTCTGTATTCCAGTCTGATTGTGTCATTAACATCGTCTGCAATTGATTCAACCAGTTCAGTGTCATCTTGTAGGGCCAGTTCTAGTTCTAGTACAGATGGCATCTTATTTAACCGCTTGTATTAAACCATTTGACATTGTAACTTGTGCAAAGAATTCACGGCCAGGAAGTCCGGTAACTGCTGGACGGTGTGCTCCTACAAACGAACCGTCAGCTTTAAATTCGTCACCGAACATGCTAGTCTCTTGATAGTCTAGGCGTTGCCCTACACACTCTTTTAATTCCTTCTTACTCTTGTAACCCATTAATAACATCATTATGCGACCTCCTCAGTCTTATTTTTATAGTTAGCCATCGCTTCTTTAATCATCTTGCGATACTCACCCATTAACTGCCAACCGTTTAAGTCACCTGTTGATTGGATATCAAATCCGTAACCTTCTCTAACTTGTCTATTTGGCTTATATGAAACTTGCTCTACATAACCAAATTCGATTTTGTAGTATTTCTTTTGGTAGTAGTTACCTCGTTTATCGCCATGCAACCAAAAAGTATCTTCTTTACCTTGAACAGGAGTCATTACAGCACCTGTTGTAGCCTTAATAAACTTCTTCATATCTTCTGTGTCTTGATATTCTGAAGCAAGGACTGTTGTGTTTCTTTGTGTAATCATTTATTTTCCTGTGTATCCTTTGGCTTCCATTGCCCCTCTAGGATGAATTGTTGTAGCAAGATGCAAGTACTCTTCGATAGTAAAGTTCTTTACAATGAAGTTAACCCATGCTTTCCAAGGCTTGTAATTGCCATATTTGAATCTAGCAATAAACTCTGATCTTGGAGTTCCTACTCTAGTAGGATGACAAGGTAGCTCATAGTACTTAGACTGAGTATGCTCTCCTGTGTACATTAGGTACATTCCGTCCCATGTAAAGTCTTCTTTGTTGAAATAAGTTTGCATAATTTTCTTCTCTTTTCTATTTAACATACAACTATTATAGCAAAAATATAGGATTAGTCAACCTTTTCTTATAGTAAACATGCATTTAACCACCTTTAAATGCATATTTATATGTTTTTTGCTGATATTTTACTCAAGATGATAAATAGTCTTGTAACACAACTGTAACAATAGTGTTGATTTACTGTAACAATACTCATTAGAGGTGACGTTCCAGAACACTTAGTTGCAATGTGATTACATTTTATAGGAGAATACAATGGCGAAGCCACTAGGAATAGTAGCCATGTTAACTCAGTTCACAAAGAACTCGAAGGCATCGGTTATTCATCACTTTAATCAACTCGACTCTATTATGAAAGCTGGTAATGACAGCATCCATACATTAGTTCAGAAATCGTTGACATAAAAAAAGGGCCTAAATTGGCCCTTTCTTTAATCATTTAATATTTACTAAGTACTTGGTCCATTATCTCAATCCAGCAATCTCCCGGAGCCATCATGTGGCGGAGTTGATTGAACAAACTCATCACCATTATCTGAATCAAAATTATTCCAATCTTGCGAACTTTCTAACTTCTCTGTCAACGCCTCAGGATTTGCATTATAAGTATCATTCATATCTGCATTCATCTCATCACCTAAATGTAATTGGTCATTATGTAAATGTGCTTCTGTTTCAAGTGCTTCTATATCGTCAGTATCAACTACTGGCGGATCAATTGGAGCGGCATCACTAGTAGTAGCGACTGCTGGGTCCATAATTGGTTCTGCTGGCACAGGCATACGATGTTCATATGGTGCAGAGTCAACTGGTTGTGTAATATACTCTTCGAGAATTTTTGACGGTGCAACATACCAGTCGTTAGCATAATTGTTTGACCAATCATCTGCACTTTCGGCTACCCATACGTTACCTGAGTTAGGCAAGAATGACATGTCGGTGTTGTAGTTTGTAGATATGTTGTTGTAGTCCCATGCATGATCGTTTGCGACCATCCATGCTTGACAGCATTCGTCCCAATACGCACCGGAGCCTAAATCTTCTGGACATGGATGAGTTGGTGTTGATGGATGTAAATAATCGCCTGTCACAGGAGCAACAAAGACTTCTTCGTATTCTGCTACAGGTTCGTTATGTGGTAAGTCCCACAATTGCATTTCTATTTGGTTAAGTTGTTCCCTAACGCCATGGATCATATCCATGATTGCTATTCTTGGATCTAACATATTGTTCTCCTATGTTGTGTTTTTTTTATTTGTTGTAGTAAGTGTTTTGTGTATTCTTCGTACTATTTATTAATAAAATGCATTTGTTGTATCACTATGGTCTGTAACATCTCTAATACCAGTAAGTTCCGGAACAGCGGCTAACAGTTGAGTTTCAACTCCATATTTAAGAGTAGCATCAACTTGAGAACATCCTTGACATCCACCACCAAAACTTAATATAACAACTTTTTCTTCCGTTATCTCAACTAGGCTACATTCGCCACCATGTGCCGCAATGCCTGGATTAACATCATTCCATAGCACATAGTTTACTCGTTCTTCTAATGAAGCATCGTGACCTAATTTAGGTAATTTACTGTTAGGTGCTTTAATAGTTAAACTGCCACCGTAATTGTCTGGGTCGTAATTAACTGTTGCTTCGTGTAAAAACTTAACGGTTTTTGTATCTACAAATGCTTTTATCTTTTCGAACTCATATAGGATAGTAGGATCATCACTATCAACTCTATGATATGTTAGTAATGTTTCTGCTTTAGGTGTACCTGCCTGATCAATATACAGCCTAACGCCTATTACATCATCGTCTTGTTTTTCTAGTAACGATGTAAGGAATTCCTGTGCGGAATCTGAGATCGATATTTCGTATTCTTCTATCATTATACTTGGCATTGTTTCACCTCTATGTTGCTTTTCTCTAAAAATTGTTTACCTGAACCTTTTGCGGCTTCATAATTTATATCGTAGTATACACTACTTATCCCCGCTTGGTGAATTAATTTAGCACATTCCAGGCAAGGAGTGTGGGTACAAAACAATGTTGCACCTTTACTTGACTCTGTACTCTGTGCTACTTTGGCTATTGCATTAGTTTCTGCATGTAATACTTCTGGCTTTGTGTGGCTTTTAGTGTCAACTATGTATTCACACTGGTTAGACCAACCACTAGGCATACCATTGTACCCAATGCTAATGATCCTGTTGTCCTTAACAATAACAGCGCCTACTTGGGCTCTTTCGGCAGAACTTAACTTTGCTGTTTCATAAGCAATGGCCATATAGTAAGGTATAAACTTACTTTTCATATTTGCTTACACTAACTGCAGAACTGCGTCCGCCAAATCCAAAACTTGTTTTCATTAGCCTATTGTATTCAAAGTGTTGTTTGCTGTCATATGTAAACGAAAAATGTGTGTTATCAAAAGGTTCTACTAATCCTGCATTGCCTGGAATAAAGTTCTCGTTCATTGCCTCTGCACCTAGTACAAGTTCTATTAAACAACTAGCACCCATCATGTGTCCTACTTGTCCTTTGTTGCTGTATAACCACGAATCCTTGTTAAAGTATTCTTTAAGAACATCATGTTCAATTGGGTCACCTACTGGTGTTCCTGTTGCATGTGCATTTATTACATTGTAGTCATCAACAGTTGTACCAGCTTTTTTCATTGCTTCTTCAATTGCCATCTTACCACCAGTACCTGCTGGGTCTGGTTGCGTAGGGTGATGTGCATCACTGGCAATACCAATACCGTCAATTACCCAACGTATGTTTGCGCCACGCTTCTGTGCTTTTTCTAAAGGCTCGACAATCAAGTACACACTTCCTTCTCCAGGAATAATACCATCTCGGTCCTTGTCCCACGGAACACTCTTTGGTGTTTTTGAGTGGGCACCTAAGGCTTGGAAATAATATAGTGTTGTACTTGACGTCATGAAATCGGTTGCGCCAACAATAGCACAGTCAGTACCTGTTTCCAAATACTTCTCTGCTGTTTGCAATGCTTGTACACCTGAGATACACGTTGCGGCAATTACACTTGCTGGTCCGTGTATTTTAAAATGTTCACTAATAACATTACTTACATATTCTTGTGCTGAATTTAATAATACTTTAGGGTGAATCTTTTTTCTACCATTAATTATGTCTGATACCCAATCTAGTTCACTTATACATCCACCTTGAATACTGCCTACAAACACAGGGGTGTCATAGGGCAGAGTTATACCACTCATCTTAACTGCTTCATCACAAGCAATTAAACTTGTAGTACAAATAGGATCGGAGTATCGCTGATCTCTGTCAGGTACTAAATCATCAATGTTTAAATCGTTATAGTTTGCATGAAATATCTTTTCTAATTTCATTAATGGTGATGCAATAGGGTCGTCCTTAATTCTTGCATCTGCTAACGGCACCACCATATCTTTTAGATTTTGTATGTTGTCAGGTACATTATTTCCTAGTGGAGAAACTATCCCAACGCCTGTTACTGCCATTTTCATTGTGTATGTCCTATGTTAGTTTTTATACCTTTCTGAAAGATATTGTTCGTGCTGTACCCATTTGCCTTCTTTAACAAATCCCCATTCTCGTTTTACTGGACCGGGTATAAATAAAGTCCATACATCAGTGCCAGGCTCCAACTCGATACGGTGCAGGCTATTACTGCCAGCAAGGCGAAACGTACCTGGGGGCCGCCAATGCCTGCCAGTTGGTGTATGTTCCCAATAGCCACCTTTAAGGATAATAGTGAGGTAAGGCCAAGGATGATCATGTAAATCATCTGGATCCCCTTTGTGAAAGTTGTGTAAGAAAATGTTAAATGGAAACCATTTTCTGTCTCTTAAAAACAAGTAGTATCTTGTTAAGTAAGGTGTATTGTCTGCGTCGAGTATAACTCTCTTTCTATGTAGTTTCTCTAACCATTCTAAAATCATATAAACCTATCTATCAGTTTCCTATTTGAACTTGTTACCTGCTTGTATAGTTGCTCAACAGTATAGAATAATGCAACGTATACTCCTGTGCTAAATAACAATCTAAAATCAAATAACATTGCTTCTAGTGTGAACGGAGCAAAGCCTTGCCCTGAGAACCACACAGAACCGTTTACAGCAACGTGCCAAATCATTACGGCACTTGTAGTACCCCAAACAAGGCTCTTGCTGTAGCGACTTACACTAGGTGTCACGGCGAACACAGTAAGCATAGTTACAAGTATAAGCATGTTAACTGGTTCTAAAAACAAGTTTGTGAATGCCATAATGCTTACAGGAAGCAGATATTGTATGCTAGTGTTGTCCGTAAGCCTAGGCATAAAGACTGCTAATGCAAACAGTGGTGTGAAATTATCTTGCATTCCAAATATTCTATAAGTAACTAATGCCGCTATTAAAAATGCTATACTTTTCCACATATTGTATCTCTTGTTGTTATTGTACTATTTACTCTGTTTGCTGTTAGGATGTCTCATTACCTGGCAGATGCGTTCACTCTCTTTCTTAAACTTGTACTACTGAAACTGTGATCTCTAGGATTAAATACTAACTTGCAATTACGTTTCTTTGCAATATCCTTACCAGTGAAATCTTTTGTTTTATATTCATCTCCTAGTACTCTAACACTAATAGGCAATGTTAACAATAAGTCAGTTAAATCTTGTTCAGTATTGTAAATAATAATTTCATCTACATACTTAACAGCCGCTAGTTGTATCTGTCTTTCAACAATACTTTGTACTGGCTTGTTCTTTTCAGGGCGATCTTCTGTAGGGTCATTTTGTAATCCTACTATTAAGTATTCGCAGTGATGTGTTGCTTCTTCAAGCATTGTAATATGCCCTGCATGTAGTAAATCAAATGTACTACATGTAAAACCTATTGTACCTACACCTTTATAACTTAACTTCATAATCTTCTACGTTTAACTCCCTTGGAAATTCTGCAAACACAAACGAGCACAGCCATAAATCGTTTTGTACAACCTTGCCAGACTCTAATATGTTATTATAATACAGATTGTCTTGTTCGTCAACCATTTGTATGCCAATAATCTGTGCTGTTTTTACATCTAACGCTGAACCATTTAATAATAATGTAGCGTCGTCTGATAATAATATGCTTGCAGTACCTAATACTCTACCATATGGCCCAGTGGCAACAGGGCTCTCTGGTACTTTATCGTATGTCACCGGCTTCTTTACTAATGATGAATTAATAGGTATGTAGTGTACATCGATGTATCTTAAATGTTGTACTGGTACACCTACTAGCATTGCTACCTTCATGCACAAGAACCTTACTACATCGTCTTTGTAAGGGCTTAGTGTGTAGGTGTTACTGAGGTTATCGTTGGTTATGCCTTCCGTTAACTCAGGCGCTTTTTGTAATAAATACTTAATGTCAGAAGAAGAAACATAATCATCAATCACAACCGTGTCAGGCTCTCTAGCAATGACCCGTGGATTCATAGGAATTACGGATTTTAATTTCTGTAACCGATTAAAAAACTGTACTAACATGCAAATGTACCTATTTAAATAATTTAGAATAATATGATAAATACTTATATAAAACAACATAGTAGGAACCTCAAATAATGGCTGACGTTAAAAATTACGGACAAAGTGGTGTAGGCAGAGATCTACAGTTAGGCAAGCAAGGACCACGAGTCGTTTCAGATGCCGCCAATACGCAAATCAAGTTTACTACTATTGACGGTACAACTAGAATTGCTGTAGAAGGTGCAGATGCAACAACAAGTACCCAATTAGTTACCAAGTCGCAATTAGATGCGGCGAGTACAGGCTCTGTAGGTACAGGATTTACTCTCGGTACACCTGCTGATGCAAAATACTTTATCACACCTAACATAGATGGTGCTAGTGGTACTGCAATTAGACAAAGTGCTATTACTACATTAACATCTGGTACAACAGTAACAGAAGCAATTGATAAACTTAACGAAGCAATGCTCAACGTACAAAATGATACTTACGTTAGAGATGTCGCTGTAGCAACAAATGTTACGCAAGGTGGTTCACCATTAACTGCTACGTTAACAATTACTACAAATGGTACGCCGACTCATTATACAATTGTTTGGGGCGATGGTTCAACAACTACTGCAACAACAGATAGTACACCAAGTCATACTTATACAGATAATTCAAACTCACCATACGATGTTGTCGTAACAGCATATAATAGTACTGGTGCAGGTGAAGGTAGTTCAGCAACTATTACTAAAACAAATTTCATAACATTATATACTGCTAATCCAGTTGTTGCATTTGATATGTATGCCGCAAGTGCTGGTGGTTCATCTATACTAATCGTAGACGATGGAACTCCGTTGTACTTAGATAACAATACAACAAACGTAACAGGAATAGCAGATGCCGCCTACGCAATACAATGGGGCGATGGATCATCAAATAGTGCAGTTACAGATAACGATTATCCAGGTGGTTCAAACGGTTCTAGACTGGCGCACACTTACGCAACAGCAACCGAAACAGAACAAACGTTTACAACTAAATTAGACTTAGTAACTCATACTACAGCAGATCCAAGTCAAGTTCCACAAGAGACTACAAAAGTTGTTAGAGTTTACGATACGCATACACCAACTGTAGGGTTATCAACAACGACAGGTGTTAACGAATCTGCTACTAGCGGTGTACCAGTTACATTTACTAACAACACCGAGAGTACAATCGGTAGTTATAGTGCTTATGGTATACAATATGTATATACATGGGGTGATGGAACAACTACAACAGTAAACACTGGAGCCGGCGGTGCAGGTGACACAGGTGCAACTATAACTAAGACTTATACTTTATCAAATAGCCAACAAGCCTCTGGAACAGATGTTGACTATACTGGTACATTAAAAATAACTTCTAGCCATACAAGTTCACCTTTTACAAGTTCAAACTTTACAGTACACGTTGAGCCAGATATAAGAACTTCGTTCGTAGCAACAGCAATCAATTCAGCATTAAATGATGCTTCAGGTGATAATATTAGAACAGTATATAAAGGTACTGACTTATCAGGCAATGATAGAGCTATACTTACAATAGACAACACAACTCAAAATGGAACTGCTTACACTTACACATTTGGAGAAGGAACTAGCTCAGGTTCAATCACAGAGTCAGGTTCGCCAGCAGGTTCTGTAGGTGGTAGCAACATAACATTTGATTATGGTTCAGCTAGTACAGGCTCTAAAACATTAACCCTTGCTACAACAGGAACACCTGATATTACAGCACAATCTGATTCCGATACAGCAACTATTGTTGTTAAAGACGTACCGAGTGCGCCAAGTGGATTAAGTAGTAAAGCACTAACATGGAGTACAAGTTACAGCGAAGGCGGAAGACTAGCCTCAGGTGCTACAAACAATACAGGAACAACACCGCCAAGTGCAGGTGACTCATTAGAAACTAATACAGTAAGACGTTTTGAATCAGGAACAGTACTATCTAGTACAGCATCAGACTTTTATAACGCATCAACTGGAACACTAACAGCATTAGTAAATGATAGTGCCGATGGCGCAAAGACATTTAGTGCAAGCGAAAACGAAACAGGAACATTTACTTCATTAGTTGTAACAGCAGAAGGTGATGCTAGAGATGAGATAAGTTCTGCTTATCCTTCAAACTTTTATCAAGTTGCATCTGCAAGAGTAAGCAAAAGTATTAACGGATTAGCAAAAGGTATACATAAAGTTGAACTAAGTCATAGTGCAACAGGTAACACTAACGAACTAACATTAGTTAAAGACAACTTAACATCTGCACCAACACTAAGCAGTGGTAGTGCAACATTAACAGAAAAAACAGCAGGTACATACAGATATGTATCAGGCATACCTTATTACGACAGCGGTAGCCCAGTAGTAACAATAGCAGGAATGACTGTAAACAACTTAGTCGGTGAAGCATATAACGATTCAGGTACAATTTTACAAGTTACTAGTGCTACAAATTCAGAAAGTACTACAGATGCATCAATATCAACACAAAATTATGGTTATACTAACATAGACGGATCAACAACAATGTTATCCGGAGGTGTTCCACTAGCACAAACTGGTGTTAGTAGTGCTTACGCATTAGGTTCATTAGATGTTAGCATTACTAATAGTAATAGAACATCAATTGAAACTATTAAATCAAGAATACAAAACATAAAGAGTTATAGTAGTTATACAGAACTAGCAACTAAGTTACAAGTAATGACAGAGAGTCCAACAGGATTTATAGAAACTGCTATACCTGTAGCAGATAGTTTAGGTGCTACACATGATGACGATGGATTAAGAGTTACAGGATTCAGTAGTGCATCAGATACACCAAGTATTGCAGGTGGAACTAACTTCTATACAGCAAACGCATTTACCGGTGCTGTAACAGTTGCAGGTACACAAGAAGCAATAGTTAGGCTAGGTACATTACAACATTATACAACAAATTTAAGTTCAGGTTACTTGCCAGCAGGGCCAAACTTGAACTCAGGCAGAAGTGGAGCACAATACTTTACTTTTGCATTTAGAAGAACAACAATGGCTAACTTCACAGTTACATTAAGCGGAAAAATAAGCGGAATGTTTATAGCCGCCCCAGGTACTGATATCGATGATACTAGTACTGTAGCTGGTTGGTTAGATTGTACAAGTACATACGCTGGAGCAGGAACACCAGGTGCTAACACAGGCGCAGGTGGTAATGGTTCAAATGGTTGTGCATTTACATCAGGTGATAGAATTGTAGACAACGCTACTATGAGTAGTGATGACTTTACATTTACATTAGGTGATCAGAACGGAACAGGGGCAACAGGAAATAATATCTTGATAAGAATTAAACTCGAGTCTGGAGACTCAATAACAAGCGTGAGTATAGCATAATGGCAATTACAGATACCCAAAAAGTCGACTTACTTTGGAAGAAGGTTGGTTTTGGTAAAACAAAAACTGATACCAATGCTAGTAAAAAGGCGCCTAACGAAGGTACATCATCTGATTTTATTATTAAAGTTGATCAGATATGGGCTCAAAGTGCAAGTGTAGCCGGTGTTATACCAACAGCAAATTCAAGTATTGCAACGGTGTACAGCGATTCATTAGGCAAAGCTCACAAATTGTCAGAAGATGCAACATCCTCAGATAATAGAACATGGAAAACTAATTTAACTAATTGGATTGCTCCAAGTTTTGGTGCAACATACCAAGTTAAGATTTACGCCTCAGGTGCTAGTGATAGTGCTCCACAAACAAACGGTACTCAGTTATTTGAAACAGGTTCAGGTAGTGATGACCAATGGTACTTTGACTATCAGTCAGGTGTATTACACTTTATAGGTAACAACTTACCATCCGATATTGGTACAGGTACATCGAATGTAATTTATGCCGCAGGTGCTAGGTACGTTGGTACTACTGGTATTAGTACAGATGCCTCCGGAGCAAGTGCTACATATAGAAAAGCTAATATGACCGCAGTATTTGCCGATAGTACTATTAACGATGGTGACATCATTGAAGTTACTGATATGGGAGATGGTGAGTACGGTGTTTATATTGCTAAACAAGATAATCCAACAGCCACAGGACATTTAACACTAATTAGTACGCAAGACAGTTCAGGTACAGATGCTCAAACATTAAGTGCAAGTGCTACATATAATGGTGCTACATTAACGTTAGGTAATTTAAGTGCTTCAAGTAAGCCGATGCAAGTTATGGTAAACGTAACAACTGCATACGATGGTACCAGTACACTAACTGTTGGTGATGATAATGGTAACTCAAGATTAATGAGTACTACATACGTTGATTTAACTGAAACTGGTGTTTACGTTACTAACCCAAGTTATGTTTACAGTAATGCCTCTGATGCAGGTAACACATTAAAAGTGTATCAGTCTCAAGGAACATCAACACAAGGCGCGGCAACA